GATTTCTTTAATAGAAGACTTCAAGCTGTCTAGAGTTTCTTGATCGCCATAGAACTCTCTAGATTGCAAATAGTCTGAACTGTTAGGTTCCTTGAAATCTAGCTTATCTACATCTACTAGCTTGTAAGTACGTCTAGCATCTGCAATATCTACAACTGGGAAATTATTTTTTTCCATCATATTTACCTCTACATTGAGAAAAGTACTGGCACCATTTAGCTGTGCACATCCAGGTATTTGGAGCAGTACGTGGGAAATTACCTTGGGAGATATTAGTAGCTACCTCGCCAATTAAGTCGGTGAAGTACTGAAGCTCTCCGGGAGAATACTTCCATCTAACTTGGTTTAACTTGGGTAGTTTATTTTTAACTACGCTATCGAATCTAACATGTGGATTAGACTCAACGATAGCATACATAGCTAACTGTATGCTGTCTCTAGCGTCAGCCTCAGACTTGGACTTATCTACCACCTTTAAGTCACAGATCTCTGTGTATCCAGCACTGCTGTCTACATAGTCTATAAATCCCATAACAGGTACATCACCGACGAAATCTTCGAACTTTGACTCTGACTTTGAGGGCATGAGTATAGGAGACAACTCCTTATACCACACTTTGTACAAATTTTGCGAGTAAGTCTTTAAAGTATCCTTGTTGTAAGTATCTTCGAAATCTATAGTCTCATCAGATAGAATAGCGTCTATGTCATCATTAGCCAGTAATACTATATCTGTATCTTTCTGAGGCTTTAGCTCTGTAGCTAACATCTCTTTGATATGAGTTTCTACGTATTTATGAACAGAGCTACCAAGAGACATCGCGTAAGGCCTCTTAGTCTCTACTTTAGTGTTTAGTACATACTCTAGCTCGTATTGTTTTGGGCAAGACAAATACTTATTTATCTGGGAAGCTGATAAGAAGCTCTTTGGCAGATTGTAGGGCATTATATTTCCTTTAATGGTATTGTTGTTTTATTGCTGTTTCTAGGCAATATACACTGGGTATCAAATGGCTTTATATTGTTAGCCATGCAGTTTAGCACATTATCACAAGTCACACAATTAGGTCTTGTAGATAATAAGTTACTCACATCTATCTTATTTGATAGTAAATTAACTGTGCTGTGTGCTATACTGTCTTTTATAACTACTACCTGTACTAGTAAACTTGAAAATCCTTTAGCCCGTAGACCGTAGTTTCTGTCTAGACTTTGCAACCAATGATCTAGGGAAAAACTTAGCTCTGCATATACCATAACAGGAGCTTTGAAAGTAACACCTATACCCATTGATATTTGGGCTAGTATTATTATGTTGTCTTCTGAGTCATTGAATTCCTGCTCTATAACTTGAGGCTCTGTAGTTGTGTGGTCGTACCTAAGAACCTTAGTTATTTTAGATAGGCTAGTATACAACCTATCTAGTGTTTCATGGTGCTTAGCCCAGACTATACATTTACTTGATAGAGCATGATTCTCTACTAAGTCATACACGTTATCTAGCAAAGTACTATCTCCAGTATCTACTACTATTCTACCTGGATCTACAGTAGTAACTTGGCACTTAGATGTGTAGGGCTTTATGCTATTAGCTACGCAGCTGGGCATATGTACACAAGAGTCACATATTGTCTTATCTGCTAAAGATTTATAAACAAATCCAGAGGACACCTGGGCGCATCTAGTCATAGCAGTAACTGCATTCTCTGGCTCAGGTATGTCTTCACCATTAATAATTACACACTCATAGTTTACTAGCTTGTTATACAGCTTTGATATTCCAGGACTAGCATCTATTTCTATAGTCTGAATAATCCTGTCCGGTAGATCTAGACACTCTATAGCTTTCTTTCGTATTGAGCACTCAGATACTATAGCGTTAAGCCTATCTATATTTTTAAGACCTGTAACTATATGTTTGTTATATGGGCTAAAGGTTAAGTAAGTTTCTCTGAATTTCCAAGAATCTGGTACTATGAATTTTCCAAGAAATCGTAGCTGAGCCCATAAATGTAAAGGGCTACCCAGAGATGGTGTTCCGCTTAATATCAATCTTCTGATGGGGGCGTTAGGGCCTTCTACTAGCTTGAGTATAGCTTTAGTTCTAGCGGAATCTGGAGTTCTTAAAGAGTGGCTTTCGTCTGCTATTATTAAATCAAACTTGTATTTCATTAGCTCGTCAATACACATCTTAGCTGAGTCGTATGTTATAACCATACCACATTTACTAGCATAGGCATTAGCTATTAGTTTTAACCTGTTAGCTGGGCTGCTAGCTACTATTGGCTCTATTTCTAACTCTGAGTTGCTATTAGATTTCATTTCTTTTTTCCAAGTAAACAGATTAACTCTAAGAGCCAGTACAAGTACTTTTATATTATTGTTTTTCTTGTGTAAGTATCTTATTAAATCGCAAGCTATCTTAGTCTTACCTAGCCCAGGATCGTAGAATAAACCCAGCCTTAGATTATTTATAGCATTCGATAAACCTTCTACTTGATGGGAGTAGGGTGGTAGAACAGGAGAATAGCTGTCGGTATCTAGAGTATCTATATTAGCTTTGCATTTAGCTAGGCTAGCTCTTAGAGCTTTTATATCTTCATTCTCTTGCCAGTATACTATATTCTTTATAGCGTCTAAATCTTCTAGCGCTTTTAAACCAAAAGGATAGAAAGCAGGCAAGTACCAATTACCGTTTGCTTTATTAAACGTTGCCCCGTATAACGTCTTAATAAGCGGTATATCTTTAGTATCTAAGTTAGTTAGGCATATAGCCTTGTTAGCTATAACTATTGGTTGCATAGTAGTACTCCTATTTAAAGCAGTGATGCTTAAACTTATAACACAATAACGTTAATATTTAGGGAGGGTTTAATGAGTTCTTTAGGTTTTAATGACTTCACAGATTCAAGTGGATTGGGTGTTAGTAACTTTGCGGATCCGATGAGATTATGGGTACATTCCTTTTCTCCACGAGATTTAAAGCAGTTATTTAGATGGACTGAATACCTATACTATAACAGCGCTCAGATATACGCTGGTGTTAAAAAATTCGCAGAGTATCCTATCACTGAGATAAATTATTTAAGTGATAGCGACAAGTTAGTATCTGCTAATAAAAGACTGCTGGAAGATATTCTAGGTATAAAGAGAGCCTTGATTAGAGCTAGTTTGGATTTACAAGTATATGGTAATTCTTTTACTAGTATACACTTACCATTTAGAAGATTCTTAAAGTGCAAGGCTTGCGGTTACGAGGCACACGTATCTGTATGCGATTATACTTACAAACCTACTTCAGCGGAGTTTTCTAACAAGTGCGGTGAGTGCGGCGTAAACGATTTAGTTGAAGTAATAGACAGGCTAATATTAGAACCGGAAAAGATTAATATCATACGCTGGGATCCTAAGCTGATAGATATAGCTGCGAATATAGTAACAGGGGATAACGAGTATTTCTTTAGTGTGCCCTCGGATATGAAGTCTGCCGTCTATAACGGAGACAGGCACTTAATAGAAACTACTCCTATTAATTTGCTAAAGACTATGGCAGAGGATGAGTTATTTAAGTTCAATCCAGGTGAGATATTCCATATGAAGTCTGACTCTCCCTCCGGACTTGAGAGTGGGTGGGGGTATCCTAGCTTGGTATCTGCCATACATCTTTTCTACCATGCTAGTATTCTAAGAAAAGCTAATGAAGCTATAGCTCTGGAAAGAATAGTACCTCTTAGAGTTATGCATCCTCAAGCTGTATCAGGAGCTGCAGATCCTATTATGAGCCTATCCATGGGTAAGTTCATGGGTGAAGTAGAAGAGAACATAAAGAGATGGCGTAGAGACCCTAACCATATCATGATGTCTCCAGTAGCCATAGGTGTAGCCCAAGTAGGCGGAGAAGGTAGATCTTTAATGGTAGCACAAGAAATAAGCCAAGTAGAAGATAACATCATTGCTAGCATGGGTATACCTAAAGAATTTATATACGGAGGTTTAAGTTTTAGCGGTTCAAGTGTTACTCTCAGAATGTTGGAGAATCAATTAGAGCCCAGTACTTTCCAGCTAAATCAATTGTTAAAGTGGATATCAGATAAGTGCTCTAGCTTCTTAGGATGGGAAAAGATTAAGGTAAGTCTTGGGGATTTCAGAATGATTGATGATATGCAGCAGAGACACATGGCTATGCAGCTATGGCAATCTGGAGTTATATCTAAGACTACATTGGCAGAAATGAATGGTATAGATATCAACGAAGAACGCGAGAAGATAAAAAATGAGCAGTTATCCGATGCTAGAAACCAGAAGAATCTAGACCTGGAAATGCAAGCTATGCAGCAAGACATTGGCATGCAGGCTAGACAAATGGCTACTCAGCAACAGCAACAACAAATGGGGTCTAACGGTTTGACTTATGATCAACAAGCAGTTATAGGTCAAGCAGATGGTATAGCGCAACAGTTCTTGCAGATGGATCCTGGAACTAGAAAGTCTCAGTTAGCTAGTTTGCAAGCGGAAGATTATGTTATGTATAGTGTTGTTATACAAAGATTAGAGCAGATGCAGCTAGACCAGAAGAATCAAGCCTATGCCCAGAGCCAACAACAACCTATGTAGGATATATATAAATGGATAACAACTCAGATTTTATAACTAAGCTGTCTCAAACACAGAAGCCATTGGACTTAGATCCATTCCCAGAAATTCCAGATCCTCCGCCAGGATTTAACCCAGAAAAGAATCCTATAAAAACAGAGGGAGTTAGCTCAGTAGCTGACTACGCTAAAGACAAAGTGAAGTCAGAGTATAAATACATACCCCATGCAAGAGTATTCTGGATTGCACCAGAAGGCTGCCCCGAGTTTGATGAGTTACTAAAGCGAGGTGCTTCTGGTGAAGTTATGATAGCTAAAAAAGAAGTTGCCGATGTTAGGAACACAGCAGCATTCAAAGTCTATATAGAATGGCTTGAGCTAGTTAATACCTAAAAAAATAACTGTATCTGTATCTGTATCTGTATCTGTATCTGTATCTTCCTCTAATTAATTAGAAGTGGAAGTCCCCGAAGAAGTCAAAATCATCATCATGATCTGGGTCTAGGTAGTCTTTTTCTGTGTTCATGTTTTTTCCTATGTCTATACCCCTGTCTATTATGACCAGGGGAGTTAGTGATAACTACTGTGTCTCTAGCGGTGTCTCTATCGCTGAATAACAGTTTACCTATGAAAGCCCCTAGCGCCACTAGGGATATAGCTCCGACTTCTGCTAGTATGCCATTGTCGGTGGAACCGGATACCACGCCATCTGGGTCTGGATTAATACCTTCATCTTCTCTGTAGGACATAGTTCTCCTTAGTCCTAGTTAGTGGATTAGATCCACTATTCGCCACATCTGAAAGTGTGTGGCCTTACTCCTCTGGATTAGTGAACAGAGATTTATTATCCCTCATCCACTTTAGGTTATCCTTATTGTTCATACAAGTCTTGAGATGTGCCAATTCTTTTTGCTCTACACCAAAGGCAATTTCAATAGCTAGATCTTTATTTCCAGCTACCAATGCTCCTTGCAACTTAACCATGACTTCAATACCTTTAGATTTCACAGCATTAATAAGATCCACCTTATCGGTCAATCTATGGGTTAGAGCCTCGTAACGCTCAGCACACTTAATAACTTCAGTTTTAACCCAACCAATTTCTCTCTCTAGCTGCTCTTTTTCTTCTAGAGCGATTTGTTTTGCCAATTCATCTTGTGCCCTCTTGATTTCTCTATTTAAGGCTTCGATGATTTCATTGGCTTCTTTGTTCTTCTTTTCGCACATGATCTGCATATTTGTTTTGACTTTTTCCTTAAGTTCGTCAAATACATTATCGATGATTAGATCGTTGTCGATATAGTCCAGAATCTGTGCTGCTGCTGCTCTTGCTGACATTTCAACTGTAGCACCTTTGCACCTGAAGATGACGCTTGGGCGGTTCAGCAAATACATGTAGCTAGGGATTTTTTCATCGTGAGATGTGATCTCTGCCTTATCTCTTGTAACCCAGCGACTTAACTCCATTAGTTTTGGAGCGTCTGTATCTTTAGCATCTCTTTCTGTAGCTTTAACGATCAAGGTTGTACCATTGATGTTAACTTCAAACTGAGATGTATGTCTCTTATCTCGACCGCCACCTGTGCAGATATCCTGCATGTGGTCAACTAGCTTTACCATTTCAGCCTCAGCGTCATTTAGGCTTACGCTTTTTAGGTATGTATCTCCTTCTACTCTCTCTTCAAAGTTAACATCGATAACTAGTTTTTGAATATCTACCTTACCATTGTTTTCTTTTACGAATGGCATTGGAATAGAAAAAGCAATATCTTTAGCTCTAGCTTTTGTACCTTCTGCACCAAAAGTGGTGTTTAGTTCAATAGCTTTATCTTGGACTTTTTGTCCTTTAGTATTGAGATTCTTACTCAATTTTTTCTCCTGTTTAAGAGGTTTGTAACTAACCCTGATTGGGTATATACTTATAACAGGATTTATGTGTAATTTGTGCTATAAAGTAGGATAGAAAAGATGTCTCAGCCTGAAGTAAAACCATTGATGCAGTCGGTAGAAGATAAGCAGAAGTCTATTAGAGAAAAAATTCCTT